TAAATCTCCACTAATCCATGATGATAGTGATTCGGATACATCCATTGAAATATCACTTGAGTGGTAATCAAATAATTGACTTGCGGAAGAACCAGTGTACCATACTCCACCTCTACCATTATATGAACCCGAACTTTCTAATGAAGCAGAACCAACTAACCAAGAAGTAGATGTTTTTCTACTATCCCAAGTTACGCCATCTGTTGATATTTCATCAAATCGTGTACCAATTCCCACATCCCATGATTGTGATACTGGGTACGCATATATTGTATATTCGTTTGGTATTTCACTTCCTTCACATTCTGTTAAAAGCATTTCTGCAGAACTCATTGTTACCTCTCCACTTACTATGGATTCAGATAATGCTGTTGTATCAAATTTAATTAAAGAACGAGATATATCTTTTAAATTACCATAATAAATTTTAGATATTTCTAATATCTCATCTCTACCAGTATTTTGACTTGGTTGTTGAAGATAAATTGTTGAATCTTTGGATGCTGTTAAAAAATGATACATTATACTACTCTCCCTCTTATGTCTTTATTTGGAAACTTAACTTCAAATATTGATGGGTCTAAAGATGGATAAACTATTTTACCTTTAGTTGCATCTAATATGTTATATGAATTTTGTGAATAGTTTCCTAAACATTTGTTAATGATTTCACATTTTGGTACAGATTGAACTCCCTCTACACCTGCTATTAATAATTCTACCTCAGAAATATTAATTGGCATATTAAATGCCCATTTGTCAATATTGAAATAATTTTGTAGTTCTATCTGAGTTCTTGTAAGTACTTGTCTTTTATTATATCCATTGTAAACTTTTATTTCAAATTCAACACCAATGTTAATAATAAATCCATTTAAAATATTAACACCATCGGTTAACATTCTATATTCACTTATATATGTTTTTAAATTTTCTTTAATAGCTTGATTTAGTGTTGAAAGTTTTTTATCTGAATCATATCCTAAAACATATAAGTTAATTGCAAATGGATTATTTTTTTCAGTTACGCTTTTCTTTTTACTACCAAGATATTTTACAACTCTGTTTTTAATTTCTTGCTGAGATGAATCTGAATTTTTTAATTGTTCTACCAATCCTACAAATTCCTCTAAAGAATTTTTATCTGTAAGAATAGAAGCTGGTGAGTTGTTATCCAACTCTCCGTCTGGTGCACAATATGCTTTAGCAATTCCACCATACTTTGCAGGTAATGAAAGTGCTCTTACTTGATAATCTTTTCGTGTTACTGCTCTATTTTGTGAACCAAAATTAGCTAATGCGTTTTGTTTAATTTCATCAGATGTATCTGCACCTTTACCACCCGTACCAGATTCTTCGTTATCACATGCTACTGAATTTTTACATTGTTGTAGTAAACGTCTTTCTGCTTCTGTTGTAAATGTTTCTCTATCATCTTGAAAAGTTATTGTATCTATTTGTACTAATTCTCCAACACCAACATTAGAACCAACACCACCACCTATAATATAATCAATAGTAAACTCACCAGTTGGTGCCTGTCCGTATGATGTTGTTTTTAAAAAATTTGATGGGTCAAACGATGCACCTAAATTATCAATTGAAGATTTTAATCCTAAACCAACATTTTTAAAGTTTGGAATTAATTGTTCATCTGATGAAGTTGAGTTTCCTGCACCAAATACAAGAGTTGTTGTGTTATCTGCATTTACTTTTGTTGTAAATCTTCTTGTTGTTTTTAAAGTTTTTAAAATACTTGGTACCGATTCTTTAAATTGTGCTAACTCTTTGTCTGTTGTATCGCTTGTTGCGTAATCAGAAAAAACCATTTCTTGTGCTAAGTAAGGAACATGATACCATTTATTTCCATTAGAATCTCTTACATCTACAATATCTATTATATTATTTTCAACTAAAGGTATTTTAGAAAATTGAGAAGGAGATGAACCAAAGTTATGAGTTACACTTACTAATTGACCTGATATTGCATTTACATATTTTTTAATTAAATAAAGAGTTGGCTCTCCATCATCATCTGTTCTATAAATTGAAACCTCTCTATCATTCTCGGATGCAAAATCTACCATTTCAGTAGTTCTAAATTGTTGTCCTTGAGTTGTGGCAGTTACTGTCATTCCTTGTGGTATTCTTAAATAATATCTATCATCGGGTCTAACTTCGGTTGTACCTGCACCAATGACCGGAACTGTTTGATATACACTTAATTTAACAATAGCTGGAGAAGTTACTTTTGGTTTATAACCCAAGTACTCGGCCAATGCAATTATGTTCTCTCTATCTTCTGCTGTTGTTATTAATGATTCTTTTAAAGTATCATCTGTATAATATGAAAGTACATCTCCAAGATATGATGCCATTTCTATAAACATCATTCCAGGTGATGCTTCGTTAAAATCTGAATAGGTTGTTGGGAAATAAGTTTTTGCATACTCAATTAGATTTTGTCTAAATTGAGAAAAATCTTTATTAAGATACTTAATATCTCTACCACCATTTGGGTTTCTATTTATACTATTTAATGCCATATTTTATTATCCCTCAACTAAAAATGTTATTTCTTGTGGTTCATATATATTACCAACTGTAAATTGTACTTTCATTTCTGCGATATATCTATCTTTCATTTCATCAGTCATATTTACATCTATTGTATCTATGTTTATATATGGTAACCAAAAGTTTACACTATTTGTTATATTTTCTTGTAATTTTGATTCAAGGTCATTAGTTGCTTGTTCAAATAATAACTCATGAATACCAGAACCAAAATTTGGTTGAAATACTCTTTCTCCCTTTCTTGTTAAAAGTAAATTTTTTAAATTACTTTTTGCTTGTTCAAATGAACTAAATGCTTGAGAAAAATAACCAGTATTACCTCGTTGTACTGGCAAGGTGATACCATATGCCTGATTTGAAAACTCCTCAGTATCGGTTACTACTTTTTTATCAAGAATATAAGCCATTATTTACTCCCTATCTAGTTTTAAACTTTTTTACAAGTGAAGAATTATCTCTATTTAGAATTCTATCTAAACCAGGTAACCCCGTTTGAACTCCAAGACCTGTTTTATTTGGTCTTGTTGCAACATCACCATATCCCATCTTGTGTGCCATCTGAGTTTTTAATCCACTAACACCAGCTCCTGCTCCTTGAGAAGTAAACTCAACAGTTTTATCCATACTCTCTTGGATTGGCTCTTGTTGTGGTAGATTATCTAGTACTGATTTACCACCAGCTGGTGTTGAACTTCTTTGTGCTTTTGAAAATGGTTTTGTATTATTCAAAACCTCATTCAATATTGGGTTATTTGAAAGTTTTTTTGTTGGTGTTTGTCTTTGTTCCTCAAGTGCAAGTTCTGCTTGTTCAAATGGGTCTACCACATCCTCTACAACTACTTGCGGAGAGGGAACGCTGACTACACCTCCCTTCATCTCTGCTAATCTTTTATTTACTTCCTCTTCCAATATCTTTGGAAAAGTTTTCGATAAAAAACGTTCTTGTTGTTTGGCAGTTTCTACCTCAACAAGAGTCTTTATTACTTTTATTAATTGTTTGTTGTTCATTTTAAATTATGTTTGTCTTAATATAAATATATTAGTATTAATTTTATGGTTATATACAATCGGGTGGATTTACAAAACCTATAATATTTCCTTTACTCCATTTGGCTATTTTTCGATAACATCCACCACCATTATCAGCAAAAGCTGCACCACCACTTGTGTTTCCTTCTATGGTTCCAACACCAACACCTGGAATAATACTTTCTACAATACCAATGTGAACAGCTCCTGGCTTTCTCCCACCTCTATATAAAATAGCAGCACCTTCTTTTGGTGTTGAAGAAAAATAACCGTTTTCTTTACCCCACTCTAACCAACGATTACATAAGGCAGGACCACCTGTTGAACTATAAGTGGGTAATGGTAATCCCGCATCTTTCCACCATTGACTCGTTGCACCCGCACACCAAAAATATCCTTTACCAGTTCTTGCAACATTTCCTTCATTATCTAATCCGGTTGTGTTTACCATTTCATCAATTCTACCAGAAGCATTTCTTTGTTCTCCTGGTCCAAATCCTCCATAGTTTCTGTTTTTATATTCACAAATTCCGATATCACCTCTTGCAATTTCTACAACCCTTCTTCCACTTTCACATTTAAATTCCTTTGGTTGTAATGCATCAATTGTTGCAAGCTCTTCTTCAGAAAAATAAACTGGTGTAGAATCGTGTTTCTTAGTTGATATTAATTCTGTAGCTCTAGTTTTATATTCTTCAGCTACATTCTTTGCTTGTTCTGATTGTGCATCATCATTAATAATAGTTTGTGCACTTTCTTTTTCTTCTTTAATTTGTACAATTTCCTTTTCAGTTAAAGTATCTGATGTATCGGTAACTTGTGTGTTTATTATTTCTTCAACTATTTGTATTAAATTTACAGGTGATTTGGTTGAAGGTGAAATTGTATAACCTTGTGAAAATAAAAAACCAGGTGCAGGTGGTACTGCAGGGCCTGGATATATTGATAACGTAAAATAAATAAAATTTAAACTTGTTAAATGTACTAACATAGCATTTATAAGATTATCTAAAAAGATATCACTATCATCAGTTGGTTCGTTTAAACCAATTGGTGTCCAAGTACCAGGTGAACTACAAAATGCATATATTGTTGATATATTTCTTACTGCTCCAAATGCAGGAAGTAGTGGTGGTATACCTGATGTTAGTTGACACCCTGTCCAATAACCTAATACGGCTTTTCCAATTTCATCTATAAAGTTGTGTTTACCCTCTTGTTTATTTAATGCAGTTAAACACGCAATAGTTATTAATGATTTCATTAATTCAGTATTACCTTTACTTACCCTAACCAAATTAATTGTTTGGTAACCACTTTTTACGGCAATATCATATTCTGCGGTTAATTTATCCGCAAAATCTTGATATGATTCTGCATTACCAGTAGCTAGTTTATCTGGTGTTTGCATCCATAAACTCATATTTGTTTTGAATACTTGGAACGACATTGGTTATTCTGTATAGTTTTTTTCAGATAAGAATGTTTCTAACCTGTCACTTAAATTTTGAAAATCTGTTCTATTATTTGGTCCTAGTGCGGTTGGACCAGCTGGGGTAGAAAAAATTTGATTATTAATTAAATCAATCAATTCTGTTAATAAATCCTTTAATGTGTTTCCTTTAACAATTGGTTCTTCTTGATTTAGTGTATTAAGATAAATCAAACCACCTTCATCTCCTAATAATTTTATATCATCTCCATTACTCTTTACAATCACATCTCCACCAAAATTTAAAAGTGCACCACCTATACCTTTATCAGATTCTTCAGCATTAGGATTAAAATTATCAATAGTAAATAAACCATCAGAAATAAATCCATAATTTCCTTTAGATAAAAATATCATCTCTCCTTCTTGTGATGCAATTGTTATTCTTGAACTTTTAATTAAGATGTTATCATCCACAAGTTCTGCAGGAAATGTATTTTCTTCAAACTCACCACCCTCAGTATATCCTCCACCAAAAGCATTTATCTGTGCATTTAGAAAATCTTTCGAATAAGGTAATTTCTGTTCATTACTTGATAATGCAATTATCGAACCATCTTCTTTAAAATTTTCTAGTGTTGGGGTTTTTTCATTTAAATCTGCTGGAGTTGCTTGTCTATTTCTAATTATTATAGTTGGTGAAAACTCTTCTGTCTCGTTATAGTAACCACTAAATCGTATTGATTGACCAAATCTTGATTGTATTAACTTATCACCCTCAAATGCTTTTAGTGGATTTATTTGTTCTGGTTTTATGAACTCATTTTTTGGTCGTTGTTCTTCTGAACTTGCTTTATCAGAAGTTGGGGTACCTGTGGAAGATACTTCTTTATATTTTGTTGATTGGTCAGAATTATCTTTGTGAGTAATTGGACTATTTACCAATATTGCATTTGGGTCAAAGTTTGGTAAATTTAAATTAAATGATGCAATGCGTTTATAACATTCTCTACCTTGTATTTTGATTAATTGAACTCGTTCATTTTTTACTGGTAAATCTAAATCAGTATAACTATGTGGTGGAACCCATTGACCACTTGTTGGTGATGTTGTGGTGTCACTTTCTTTTCTAATTTTTGCGTAATATAAAAAATTTACGGTGCGTGGGTCAACTCCGTCTTTTTGAAGTTCTTTTTGAATTTCTATTATCTTTGGATGTGTTTCATTGTAAACTACATCTATCACTAAACCAGTAGAAGATGCAGAATTATTTGGAGCTCTGCCACTTAAATTACTTTTTGCCGATGATGCAACTGCTCCTCTACGCATTACTTACTTTTTGTTTTAATTCTTCTACTTCATTAGTGAGTTCATCAACTTTAACATCTTGCTCATCCGCTACTTGTGAAATAGTTTCATCTAATTGTTTTAATAATTGCTCTTTTTCATCATCAGAAAGAAACCCCGTATCTCCTTCTGCTTTGTGTTGTGCTCCAATAATTCTTTGTGCAATTGCTGCCATCTTGATTAGTGAATCATCGTTCTTAACTGATGTATCTACTAAATCTTTTATGATTGGCCCAATTACTGCCATATCTCCAGCATGTCTAATTACTTTTTTCATTTCAGCAATTAGTTCTGAGATTCTTTGTTTCTTGTTTACCTGATTTTCATAGATATCTTTAAACAATCCACTAAGGTTCTTACCAGGAAATAATTCAAAATCTGTACTCATGATTATACCATATTAGTTGTATATAAATATAGTAAATGAAAAAACCTCACTTTTTAGGGTGAGGTTTAATCTTGAACGCGTTAGTAGAATTATTTCTAATTCTTACTTTTTAATAATGTGATACAGTACAAAAGCACCTACAAGTCCTAACAGACCTTCAGCACTCAAACTTCCTAGAATAGCCATAATGTTATCAACTACTGATACTTCTGGCCAGAAAGGGATGTCTGCACCTTTGAATAGTACTTCAAATACTACTCCTAAGGCGATTATGCTAATACCAATCTTTGTTAATTCGTCAGCCCAAGAGCCTATTTTTTTCAAAAATTCCATATTGTTTTTCCTTTTGTTTTAATTAAATGTGAATAACTTTTCCATCTTGCAAAACTAAGGGATATCCACTCAATAACTATGGTATATATGATAGAAAAAATTACAATATATATTCTATACCCATTTTAAGAAGTATAATAGGTGTTTATATATTTATGTACAAAAAAACCCAACCGAAATTCGTTGGGTTTCTATTCCTAGCCTCTTTATTATACGACAAGGGTTCTTTAAGATAAATAGAGAAAAAATTAATTAAACTATCTTTTTTTTAATTACAAGGTTATGAAGTATAAGAGTATCCATTTCACAATTTAAGAAAGTTTTAATTGCATCCTCTGGTGTAAGAACCATTGTTTGGTCTTTTAAATTAAATGAAGTATTAATAACAATAGGATATTCGTTTATTGTTTCTAATTTTTCTAACAAAGAAAACATATATCTATGTTGATTTTTATTTAGAGTTTGTATTCTAGCCGAATTATCGATATGTGTTATTGCTGGTAAGTTTTTTGCATGGTCTTGTTTTACCTTTACTACCTGATTCATATAAGGTACAGTATCTTGGTAATTAAAATAACTAGTTGAAGAAGATTCTTTTACGATTGGAGCAAAAGGTCTAAACCCTTCTCTTTTTTTAATCATCTTGTTTAAACGAGATTTCATTTGAGGGTCTCTTGGATTTGCTAATATAGAACGATTACCTAATGCACGTGCACCAAACTCCATCCTACCTTGAAACCATCCTATAACATTACCGTCTTTAATTTCTTCAGCAACAATATCAATAATTTGCTCATAAAGTTTTGTTTCTATCCAAATTTTTTCTTTATATTTTTCTGTTGCTTTAAAAATTTCATTTTTTGAATACATTGGACCAAGATATGGGTTTGAATTTTTTATTCTTACAGTATCGTTTGATTTATAATAATAATCAAGTCCACATCCAATAGCAGAACCAGCATCCGATGGAGCTGGTGGGATGTATAGATTTTTGAAGTTTGTTCTTTTTAATATCTTACCATTTGCAGTTCCATTATATGCACAACCCCCACTTAAACATAAGTTATCAGATTTTGTTTTATTGTGTAATTCGTTTAATAATCTAAAAAACAGTTTTTCGTAATTGTATTGTAATGATGCTGCTAAATCCTTGTGATGTTGTTCTAATGGTTCATCTGGTAATCTGTTTGGAAATTCAAATAATTTTCCTAACTTTTCATTGAACATATGTGTATTAGAATACTCATATGTAAAGTACTCCATTTTTAATTCAAAAGTACCATCTTCTTTTTCTGTATATAATTCTTTAAATAATTTATTATATTTTTTACAATCTCCATATGGTGCTAAACCCATTATTTTATACTCACCCTCATTTGGTTTAAACCCAAGAAAGGCAGTAAATGTTGAATATAACATTCCAAGGGAATGTGGAAAATTTACACTATTTAATTTTTTTATTTTATTTTCAGTTCCTATTCCTAAAACAGTTGTTTCCCATTCACCTACACCATCAACTGAGAGGATTGCAGATTCGTTAAAGTTTGAAGTGTAATATGAATATGCTAAATGTGATTGGTGGTGGTCAGTATAATGTATTTTTGTATTTTTACCACAAAGATTTTTTAATTGTGTTTGAAGAGTTTTATAAGCCTCTTGATTTTTAATTAAAATATTATTTTTTTTATTTAAAAACTCATACCATTTTTTAGGTTTTTTTTCAGTACTTACTTTTATTCTATCTAATTTATTTTGTGGGTTTTCGTAAAAACAAATAGCGTTTAAAGTATCTGGTGTTACTTTGTATGTGTTCATTAACCACTTTATAGTATTAATTGGAAATCTAGAATCATGTTTGATACCAGTGAATCTTTCTTCTTCACATGCACCCAAAACATTTCCATCTTTAATTAATGCAGCTGCACTATCATGATAACCACAACTTATTCCTAAAATATAACCGTTACTCATTTTTACAAATATTCATTATCTATATATGGATTTGTATCATCCTTTTTATCTTCTTCTTCCCAAAATCTAGGCTTTGGTTTGTTGATAATTTCACCATGTTCTAAAAAATCATTTAATAATTTCTTTTGATGTTTTTTCATCACATTTACAACCTTAGTAATATAATGAGTTTTACAATCTGTCATTTCTCTGATAAGTAAATATAAATGTTTTTTATTAAAGTTTTCTATGTGTTCACTTCTACGAAATAATTCAAGTATAGAATCTGCAATTTGTAAATCTCGTTTTTTAGTAAAAACAAAGTTTAAGTTTTCATCCCAATACTTTAACATTATATTTTTAAACTCATAAAACTCATTATCTCGTTCTTCTTTAACAAAATCGTTTTCTGGGTTCCATGTTTGTGGCATTTGTGATAGAAGATTGTTTTGTTTCCATCGTTTAAAGTTACCATTGTTTTTTAAAATCAAATGATTTTTTGCAATAATAGTAAAATAAGAAAAAGCTCTACCCTTACCTTCTTGAAACATATGCATCTTTTGTACCATAATAGATACTACTTCCGTTTGTACGTCTATTTTTGGTACATCAAAATAAGTAAACTTAAATGTATTCATTACATTTTCTGCTAATTTTTCAAAAGGATATTTAATTCTTTCCTCATAAATTTTAGACCGGATAACCGAATCATCGCAGTTATTATACTCTATGATTGCTTCTTGTGCAGGTGTTCCAAAATATATCTTGGATTTTTTTCTTCTAGGTTTTGGCATATTATATTTCGTTATTGAGGGTTTTTACTATTTTTTTGATTTCATCAAAAGTTACTCCAACTTCATCATCTTTTTCAAAAGCCTCTCGTTTATCTAATTTTCTCATATTATCTAGAGCATCTGATACTTTATTTCTTGTAGAGTTGATTGTATTAATTAATCTATCTTCAAGTTGTTCATTTTGTTTTAATAAGTTTCTAACACCTATTAACAAAATAATATTGAGTATTACAGAAACTCCTATAATAATATTATAGGTAGTAAGTAGTTCTATCATGTTATTTTAAATTTAATGCATATCCACTAAAGTTGGTTAAGTACGAAGTAAGTTTTGTACCATTACCATCTTTAAATTGTTTTCCTTTTTTAAAGTATCGTTTTACATTACCAGGTCCACCAAGATGTGCAGCTGCTAATATACCACTTTCTGTTATTTCTATTCCATCAACTATAACACCTGAGTATTGGTTAATATAAGATTGTAAAATCTTTTTATTGTGTGAAAGTAAATCTAACATTGCCATTTCTTGTATATGTGGTGAGTTTAAGAATTCTTTTTTTGATATATCGTAACCAAGATTCTTTAAAGTTCTTTTACCGAATTGGTATTTTCCCATATAACCCCAACCATTTACAACATCGTATCTGTTTGAGGATTCTCTCATTCCTATTGCATTTAGAAACATTTCAGTTTCATTAATTTCAATAGATACAGGTTCTAGTTTTATTTCAATAGGTTGAATTGGTCTACTTTCTAATTCAGTAACCATTTTTATTTTAGGTTTTATATAATGTGTTGTGAATCCAACTAAACTAATTGTTGCAATCATTGATATGATTACTGTTAATATTTGTTTTTTCATAGATACCTCTCCTTGATTTACTATGTAAATATACGAAAAAAATTCGATATATCCTAATTTTTAAAGAGTTTTTTTAACAATCTCCTATTGGTCCGTAATATAACCCACTAAAAACATCTTCTCCAAGCTCAGATTCTTCTAATACATCTGTTTCTAATATTTCATTTAATGCATCGACATCAGCATCAGTAATTCTTTCTTTATTTTCTGCAACTACTTCTTCCCATAGGTCCATATTAAAATCAATTTTATCTAATATTTCTTTTCTAGTAAAAATCTTTTTTTCTATTAGTAAATCCATTAAACTCTGAGTCACTAAACTTTGAGTAAGTAATTTACTTTTTAGTTTTTTTATTGTTATCTTTGATATTGAGTTCATTTAGTAATTCCTTTAATTCGTTTTTATCATCTTCCCCATAAACTAAATCACCAAATGATTTTTTTATAGTGGTACTACTATAACCCATTGCTGTAGCCAATCGAATACAAACAATTTTATATTCGTTAATATCCATATCATCTGGCACATCTAATTCAATTTTACTTGCTTCTCTATTAAGTTCTATAAAGTCCTTGTCTGTATATGTAAATATAAGTTTACCCATTTTTAAATTAAATTATAAGATTTCACAACCAACTGAAAGTAGTGGTTGTGCCTTTTTGTATTTCATAAATTCAGTAGAACCATCTTGTAATTTTACCATTACTCTTTCGTTTCTACCATACTTTTTTTCTCTTCGTACTGTTGTTGTATATCTTCTTGAAGAATCTGTTATAAGAATTCCATTAAGATGGTCTATCTCATGTTGAGCACATACACACTCTAGTAATCCTTCATCAGAATAAAATTCTTCTGAATCTTTCCAAGTTTCTCCTTCTTTTTTATCAGATGAAAATATAACTGTTCCTAAATTATCACATTCTACTGTAAATGATTTATGTCTTAATGTTTGAACAGGTTTTTTCATTGTTTTATCTAATGATAAACATTGCTCAAGATATACAACTGTTTCTTTTGAAGTTTCTGTAACTCTTGGATTAACTAATATCAATGGTTCTTTTACATTTACTATACATACTCTATCCGTTAAACCTATTTGGTTTGCAGATAATCCTAATCCGCCATGTTTTTCAAGTTCTGTTGATAAAACTTTTGATACTTTATCAATTTCTTCTTTAGTAAAAGTAGATGGAGTAATTACTGATTTTAATTTGCTTGGGTCTTTAATTAGTTTCATCAAATATATTTAATTGGGTTGTTGATAATTTTCTACTTGAAGTTGGTTCTCCCCAACCTCTAACGTATATTGTTTTACCACCATCAGGTGATTCGAATATTTTTGCATCTTTCATTTTTTCAGAAAGATTATGTTGGAATTTTCTTGCCTCACGATATAGTTCTCTTACTTTTTTTCCAAGTTCCATATCATTGGGATAATCGTTTACTAATTGTTCTATATTCATTTTATTTTTTATTTTGGATATTTATGTAATTTACTAATCTTGGATTATTCTTTAAATAATCTATATGTACAAAATAATATTCCCAATTTATTGGGTTTAGGTCAGTCAAATTACTTGGTTTATATTTATCATCTACTCCTATCCATTCATTGTTTTGCCAACGTACAAGCATATCGGTTTTTGTACAAATTCTTAGAAATTCATGATAAGGATTATAAACTCTAATATATGGTTTATTTTTAAAAAATGAAATTACGTTATCAATGTGCCCTTGTTCTACACAGATAAAGTTTGCTTTTCTTTTTGAGTTTTTAAAAAATTCATCTAATATTTTTATTTCACTACCCTCAACATCTATTGCAAGATAATCTATTATTTTTGGTGCATCATATTTTTCTAATAAGTTTGTAAGAGTAATTGTTTTTAAATTTATTTCTTTTGTGTTTCCTTCTGGCATTACCATTTCCCCATCATCAAAAACTATTTGTGAATATTCTGGTATATCCAAATGTTGTATAAACTTTACATCTTTTTCTTCATCAAGTATTGGCGAAACTTCTATATTACAGTTTCGTATCCATTTCAACCCAGCATGCCAATAAGGATTTGGTTCTACTACAATACCTTTCCAATTTTCTATGTGTTCTAAATAATGTGTCTGTGAGCATACTCGACCATCTAACGCACCTATCTCAACAAAGTAACCAGGTTTTTTATTTTTTAAAATATATTCAACGAAAAACCTATCATTATATAAGTCGTGTTGATATTCTTTTGAAGGAAC